AACTCTTGGTTTGACAGAAATCGGGGAACCCTCGGTCTTCTCACGGGTTTAGTCATAGGAACTGGCGTCTCGGTTGGTATTGTACACGCAGTTTATCAGAGATGAAAAGAGACTACAATTATATCGCAGCAGTAGAAAAAGCCATATCAGAAAAATATGGAAAAGATACGGTCCAAGATTTTCGTAATGATTGGCAAGAAAGCAAAGAGAAAATATATCTTCAACAACTAAAGGACCGAAGATATAAACTAAACAATGTTAAGAACAAAAAAAGAACTGTTGTTGTTGGAGATATAGAGGTTCGAACAACTAAAAGCTCTGAAAGGGCAAATCGAAGCTGCCCTGTTTGTAAAACATATTCATTTTCATCGAAAGACGACCTATATATGAATAGGTTTCAATGCTGTGAAAAATGTTTTGTTGAGCATGTAGAATATAGGGAGGAGCGCTGGACATCTGGATGGAGACCTGGCGACGGTGAATGGAAGCCGCCTTTCTTTAAAAGATTCTTTAGAGCTTCGAAAGTGTTTTTCAACAAATTTATTAGGAGAATAAAAAAATGGCTAGTATTTTGGACGTAGTAAAAGGTTTAAGTCAGGCGGCCGCAAATGCTTATGACGGCTATGATAACATGGACGAAAAAATAGGACTCAGAAGAGAAGAAGGGCACCCAATACTGGACAGCAGGATTATGGATGGATTTAAAGTCAGGTTCTCCGCAGACAAGTTGATTGTCACTTACCACAGCGAAGTCTTGATGAAAGAGGTTCACCCCCGAGGCCAATTTGAAAACGAAATAGAAAGAAAGTTTGGGGATATTGTCAAGTACCTTAAGAAAGAATACAGAAAGGTGATGAAGTCTAGCGTCACTTTATCAGAAGTTTCTGATGCTGACATCTATGTCCAAAGCACATCTAGGGTTAGAAATTTTGTTCAAGCGACTAAGCATTATAAAATAGGTGGCGTTGAAGGCGTTGAGCCGTTGAAGAAACCTTCGAAAGAAAGTGCAGAAGACGGAATTAAAAAATTCTTAGATCTCTTCTCTGACAAGAGACCCTCCAACGACAAGGCATCCAAGAACCCTGATACGCCAGAGGCATAAATGAGCCTCTCAAAAAAGGAAATGATGGCAGAGATCATCCGCTGCGGAAAAGATCCTGTTTATTTTTCTAACAAGTATGCAAAGATATCCCACCCTTTGCATGGCTTGATACCTTTTGATATGTATCAATTTCAAGAGGAGGCTCTTAGAGATTTTAAAAAGAACCGATTTAACATCATACTTAAAGCCCGACAGTTGGGAATTTCAACGACAGTGGCGTCTTACGTTTGTTGGTTGATGTTGTTTCATCGTGACAAGAATATATTAGTTGTCGCCACCAAGCTAAATACGGCAGCTAACTTGGTTAAAAAATCAAAGGCCATATATAAAAACTTACCTTCGTGGCTAAAGATAGCCTCTATTTCTATTGATAACAGAAATTCATTCGAGCTAACAAACGGATCTCAAGTCAAAGCATCATCCACCAGTGGTGACGCTGGACGTTCAGAAGCGTTGTCGCTGCTAGTTATCGATGAGGCTGCGATTGTTGAGGGTCTTGATGAGATGTGGGCCGGTTTGTATCCCACCTTGTCAACTGGTGGAACTTGTATAGCTTTGAGTACTCCTTATGGTGTTGGTAACTGGTTTCACAAAAATTATACTGAGGCAGAAGAGGGAAAGAATGACTTTAATCCCATAAAATTACCCTGGACAGTACACCCAGAGAGAGACCAAGCTTGGTTCAAAAAAGAAACAAGAAATATGTCTAAAAGGGAGATTGCCCAAGAGCTTGAGTGTAACTTTAATGCCTCTGGTGAAACAGTTGTCCACGGAGATGATCTAAACAGAATATTAGAAAACATATTAGAGCCAGAATATATGACTGGTTTCGATAGAAATTACTGGATCTGGGAGCGCCCTGTTGCAGGAAGAGAATACATAGCAATTGCGGATGTTGCACGAGGTGACGGGTCAGATTTTAGTGTCTGTCAGATTTTAGACCTACAAACAATGAATCAAGTTGCTGAGTATCAAGGCAAAATAACACCAGATATGTTTGCGCCCCTTCTTTTTAGTATGGCAACAGAGTATAATAAAGCTTTGCTGGTAATAGAGAACAATTCGCTCGGTATAGGTGTCCTTAGTAGGCTTGAGGATCTTGACTATTCTAACATTTATTACAGTGTTCGCTCAACTCATGAATACATTGACCAAGCAACCTCTGAAGCTATTGGTGGCGTGGCTGGTTTTACAATGTCAATGAAGACACGTCCTCTTGTAATAGCGAAGTTTGAAGAATTCGTTAGAAACAAACTAATTAATATTAATTCAAAGCGGTTGGCACACGAAGTTAAAACTTTTGTCTGGCACAACGGGAGACCACAAGCTATGAGAGGCTATAATGATGATCTTGTTATAGCGACTAGCATAGGTTGTTGGGTTAGGGACACTGCTTTAACAGTTAACAAAAGAGAGGTAGAATATAAAAAGGCAATGATCGGTGGTATTTCAGTGAGTAACAGTACCTTTAACACAAAAATACAGGGTATGCAAGGCTACAAACCACCGAAAGGGCCGAAAGATACTTTTCAAGGGAACGACGGAAAAACATATGATCTATCTTGGATCATTAAGGGGTAAAAATGGCAGACAACAGTAACCAACACAAAAGCGATCAAAATAATCCACGGAATCAGCAGTCTACATTGTTTAAAAGACTGACTAGACTTTTTAGCGGTCCCATAGTTGACTACAATCAACCGGCTGTCACTAGATCCACAGCTAGAACGGTAACCAAATATAAATTTACCACAGCGAACGGTAAAGAATTTAAGAAGAAAGAGTACTATAATCCCTTTTCTGGGTTGCAGTCTAAAATACTTCTTAATCGAGACAAGCAACTAAGGTATACAGACTTCGATCAGATGGAATATATGCCTGAGATTGCCTCTGCGTTAGATGTTTACGCTGATGAAATTACCACCTCTTCAGAGTTGACTCCACTAATCCACATTGAATGTCACAATCGTGAGATTAAAGAAATCATACACACTTTGTTGTACACAGTTCTTAATATAGAGTCAAATCTTTTTGGCTGGGCTCGTAGTATGTGCAAGTATGGAGACTATTTTCTTTATCTTGATGTTGATGATACCCTTGGTATTACGAATGTGATTCCTTTGCCTGTCAGAGAGGTGGAAAGACTTGAAGGTAAAGACCCAACTAACCCAAACTATGTGCAATACTATTGGACCGGAGATTCCCAGCCAGGCGTAACTTTTGAAAACTGGCAGTTGGCTCATTTTAGAGTTCTTGGGAATGATAAATACGTGCCCTATGGTACGTCAGTCCTAGAGCCATCTAGAAGAATATGGCGACAACTAACTTTGCTTGAAGACGCTATGATGGCATACAGAATTGTTAGATCTCCAGAGCGTCGAGTATTTTACATCGATGTTGGCAACATCCCAGCAGAAGATGTTGAAATGTATATTGAGCAAGTGAAGACTCAAATGAAGAGAAATCAAATTGTCGATGCGGACACTGGACGTGTTGATTTGCGCTACAACGCAATGAGTATTGATGAGGATTATTATATTCCTGTCCGAGCCGGTCAGTCATCTCGTATAGAAACATTGGCCGGTGGGTCATTTACTGGAGATATTGACGATGTTAATTATTTGAGAGATAAATTATTTTCCGCTCTTAAGGTGCCGAAAGCTTACCTTGCACAAACTGATACGATGGAAGATAAAACAACTCTAGCTCAGAAGGACATTCGTTTTGCTAGAACAATACAAAGACTACAGAGAGTTGTTCTAGCAGAGGTTGAAAAGATGTGCATAATTCACCTTTTTACCATAGGATATAGAAACGCTGACTTAACAAATTTTAAGCTTAGTCTCAATAATCCATCAAAGATAGCGGAACTGCAAGAGCTTGAGCATCTTAGAAGCAGGTTTGAGATTGCTGGCGCAGCAACTGAAGGGTTCTTCTCTAAGAGGTGGATTTACAAAAATATATTCAAGCTTGACGACGATGAGGTTGAAAGAATACAATTTGAACAGTACAGCGACTCTAGACACAATGCTTCCGTTGAGTCTGTCGGTACGGCTGCCGGGGAAGCAATGACCGCCGCAGTTGGCCCCGGCGATGATGCTGGTGACATTGGAGGTGACGACCTCGGCGGTGACGACCTCGGTGCAGATACTGGCGCTGAAACACCGGCTGAAGGCGGCGATGAGGCGGCCGAGGATGATAGCCCACTCTTGGCAGAGCCAGGTCAAAGAAATGATAATGGATATGAACAAGTCAAGATCGATGGACGTCGTGCAGGTGCAAGGTTAAGAAGTTATTTAGCCAGTGCTGGAGAAAGCATAGCATCTAGCTCAGATAGAAACCTATATAAAGGGTGGGCTGGCGAAATGAGACCATTATCTAGGGGAACCGTAGGGGAATCACTAGATAGAGAGGAAGTCTTGATCAAGGAGACCAATAACGATATTCGTAAATTGATAAGTAACTTGGAAGAGAATTATGAAAACTAAACACAACAAAAAAAGAAATACGGCGTTTGTTTTTGAGGCTCTAGTAAGAGAGGCGACCAAAGCGATTGTAGCAAAAGACGCAACTAGAAAGAACAAAACTCTATCAATTTTAAAAGAGTATTTTAAATCTGACAACATCTTAGGGAAAGAACTAAAGTGCTACAAGGCGCTTCTTGAAGGTGATGAACTGGACCAATACACTGCTGAAAAAATGATTTTTCGTGCCACAAGAGAACACCAAGGTCTTGACAAGAAGCAGATATTTTCTGAACAAAGCAAATTGATAAACGACATTAACAAAAGTCTTGGTTCATCTGTTTTTTCAAATTTTGTGCCAAACTATAAAAACTATGCGACTGTCTATCAGCTTTTTAGCGATAGAACTCCAATTAAAAAGCGTGTTATTTTAGAGCAAGATGTACTGAAAAATTTATCATCCAAGGAGAGGCTGGAAGAGAAAGTTGTAAAACCAATTGACACCTTAGTTATAAAAAGCTTTGTCAAAAATTTCAATCAAAAGTATAAAGCGTTGCTTCCAGAACAGCGTGAGCTTTTGAGCACGTATATTGTTTCTCTTGGTGACGACATAGCAGACTTTCAACTTTACTTGGTCGAGGAATTGTCTAGGATTAGAAACAGAGTCAATGAATCGTTGAAATTGTCAGAGGTTTTTACAGATGAAAACATGGTAAAGAACACTAACCTTGTGCTTGAAAGGATCGATGCAATCAATGTCTCAAATATTACAGAAAAAGACATTAAAAATGTATTGAAACTTCAAGGACTAGTCAGAGAGTACGATTCCGATGCCTCTGAAGATTAAAATAAACAAACCAAAGCCACCCCAGGCTACCATAGAATTACAAGTCAGAAAGACACTGGCCGGGAATCTTCTGATAACAGATCATGAAAAAATGAACATTGTTGTCTCGCCAAAAACAAAAACTGTATCTACGATACCTAAAATGTACACAGGCGACAACACCAATATCTATAGCTATCAAAGAGATCTTATGACGTCTTTGGAGAATGGTGGTGTTATTGATCATAATATGATTCAGGGTGGTGCAAAGTTTGGTGTCTTGGAGGCAAAAATTGGGGAAGGCAGCGATGGCGTTGATCCGATTCAAGTTACTCTACTTGAGATTGAAAAGTTTATCAAAAAGACTCAAGGCGAAGAGATAAAAGCTCAAGAATATGATAAAAACATTGAAGATAGATTTACAGACCCATCTGATTCGGAAACAACAGATCTGGGTGAAGTAACCCCAGAAGAAGATACTCCTTACGGAAGACTAAGGGGCGAAACCTCGCCATATACCTTTGTTGGTTATGGGTATTTGTATTAGAAAGAAGTAAATACTTGCAATTAATATTCTTCATACTTTGTTGTTATGGTCTAACACAAATATTAGTTTTTTCGACCATATTTAAACCTATAAGGCCAAAACATCACTTTTTTCATTGCCCTATGTGCGTTGGCTTTTGGGTGGGTGTGCTTCTTATGCTCCTAAACCCATTTACAGAACTATTTACATTTGATGTAACTTTAGTTAACAGTCTTTTGTTGGGATGGTTATCTTCTGGGACATCATATGCGTTGTGTATGCTCATATCGGACGGAGGATTTCAATATGAATACCGAGTTAAACGGGATGTGGACCCAGAAGTGGATGTTAAGACCCGTAGCAAACTGTTGCAGGGGTAGCAGTATCGTGCGGGTTGCGCCCGCACTCCAAAGGAGATAAAAATGACTAAGAAATACGTGCTTCAAGAGTTTATGAATCTGGATTATAGCGATGACCTTCTCACCGAGGAGGAGCGAGAGGGTAATCGTAATGGTAATCACCTAATTGTTGCCGGCAAAATTCAAGCCGCAGGTAAAAAAAATGGTAATGGGCGTATTTACCCCCGACCAATTCTTGAGCGTGAGATGGAAAACTACCAAAAACTTGTCCGTGAGGGCAGGGCCATTGGAGAACTAGACCATCCAGACAGTTCAGTGGTTGAACTTAAGAATGCCAGCCATCTTGTGACAGAAGTTTGGTGGAAAGGTGATGATGTCATGGGCAAAATGAAGATTCTTGACACTCCCGCTGGAAAGATCGCCAAGCAGTTGGTAGAAGGTGGCGTGCAACTAGGTATTTCTAGTCGTGGATTAGGGTCAACTCGCCAAGAGGGCGGTGTCACAATGGTTGAGGACGATTTCCAACTTCTTTGTTTTGACTTAGTTTCAGAGCCAAGCACCACAGGCGCTTATTTAGTGGCAGAGGGACAAGAAGTTAAAACTCATCTTACAAAGGCGGACAGAATTAATCGTGTCCTAAATGATATTTTAGGTGAAGACTGATGGGTGTAGGTGTAGCGTCTAGCGGCAGTGGCGGTCAGGGCTTTGCATTTAGACTAGAGGGCGACGGCGATTCCAAGATAGGGAATAGCGATGGCGATCTACATCAGGTTACAGGCACCCTTCAATTAAATGAGAACGTATTTTTCCTGGCAAACGGACGTGTTGGAATCGGTGATAGTGCTCCAAGCTACAAACTAACTGTTGGTGGAAGCATGGAAGTCGGTGAGTATATCTACCACAGAAGTGATACCGACACCTTTATTAGGTTTCAAGCCGATTCTATAAATTTTCAAGCTGGCGGTGCTGATTTTATCACACTAACAGAAGCAGACCAAGACGAAGTTGTTATCAACGAGAATAGCTCAGATATTGATTTTCGTGTTGAATCAAACGGTCAAACCCATATGCTCTTTGTTGATGGAGCAAATGACCGAGTTGGTATCCTGACAGATTCTCCTGGCGCAACTCTCAGTGTTGCGGGCGTAGTATCTTCTTCCCACGGGGCGACCTTGGGTAATTTAATCTTACAAGACGACGCCACAAGCCTTCAAGTGTCTGGAACTATTTCAAGTTCTGTGGGTGCAACCCTCGGTAATTTAATTTTGCAAGACGATGCTCGCTCACTAACTTTGTCAGGGACCATATCGTCTTCAGCCGGCGCAACTTTCCTTGGACCGATGATCGCCGATGAAGTGAATGTTTCAGGCAATCTTAAACTCCACACGGATGCTCCTGAGCTTACAGTACGGAGAGACGATAACGATGATGATAGCACTCTTCAATTT